AGGGCATGGCGGTGCCGATGCCGGCGCCGAGCGACGATAGCCCGCCCGCGGCGGTGCCGCTGCCGGCTGAGAGCAATGCGCCGCCTTCCAGCGCCGATGCGAATACCGGGGCGGAATAGCCGGCGGCCGTCGCCGAGCCCAGGCCGAGCGCCTGGCCGATGCCGGAGGTGGCAAACGAACCAAAACCGGCGCTGATGCCGCCCAGATTCGACATATTGCTACCCAGCGACAGCAGGTTCGAGATGCCGCCCGAGCCGCCACCGGCGGCTCCACCATCCATGCTCAGCGCCTTACCGACGACGCCCATGCCGGCACTCACAACGCCCTGGATGATCGGGCGCAGGACCAGCGTGCGGAAGTAGCTCTCCAACAACTCGCCGGCATTCTGCCCGCCCTTCATCAGCTCATCGGTGAGCGATTGCGAGAGCTGCTCATGCATGCGCTGCCAGTCGCGCTGCATTTCTTCGGTGGCCTTCTTGTTGGCGTCGATGGCTTCTTTCGATCTGGCCGCGGCGACCAGGCGCTGGCGCAACTCGATCTCCTGGTCGAGGAAGGCCAGATGCCCGGGGAAGGCGCCATTGGCGGCGGCGATGTTGCGAGCTTCCTGCAACCGGCCCAGCGCGACCGCCTCGATCAGCGAGACCGCCTGGCCGTAAGTGGCGACCTCTTCCTCCAGCTTGCGCGTGTGTTGTTCCAGCGGCTGGATCTGCGCCTGGATATAGCCGGCGTGGATTTTTCCGACCTCGGCGGCTTCGCGCTCGGCCTCGGTGCGCTTTTCGATCAGGAGCGCGCCGGCGAGGCGCTTTTCGAGTTCCATCGCCTGCGCGTCGGACAGATGCCGGTGGGCATCGGCCAGGAGCTTCTCGACCGGCAATAGCTTGCGCCCCGCCTCGGCCTGTTGCTCGATGCCGGCCGCCAGTTTTTCGGCGCCGTCGTACAGGGTCGCGTAGAGCTTGGCCTGCTCGCGCGCGGCGTCGTCAAGGCCATTATCGACCGGCTTCTTCTCGGCAAATTTGGCGCGGATGCCGGCGAGGGCCACACGGCGCGCCTCCACATCCGCCGCCGTCTGGGCCGAGGCTACGTAAAGTTCCTCAACGCGCGCCAGCTCGCGCTTCATTTGCACCTGGCGCGTGGCGTACTTTGCTTCCTCTTGCGCCAGACTGATCCCGGCCTGTTGCTGGGCGTTGGCCTTGGCCTTGGACTCCGCCGCGGCGTCTTGTGCCGCCTTCTCGGCGCGCAGCGTTTCCAGGGTTACCCGCGCCGCGTCCAGCTGGGACTGCTTCGATTTTGCTCCCAGCGCCTTGATGGCATTTTCAAAGGCGGCGACATTCTTCTCTTCGGCGGCGATCTTCAATCCGAGATCGTCGCGGCCGACGTCCCGCATTGCGTCCCAGGCGTTTTTCGCGCCGGTGGTCACCTTGAGCCATGCGCGGTCCAAGGTTCCCAGCGCCGTTGCGACCGCCTGCGCGCGCTCGGCCACGGTATCGGCGTAGGTCTTCATCGCCAGCACCACCGCATCGGTGTGGCGGCCCTGGTCTTCGAAGGCCTTGATCTGGCGGTAGGTGGCTTCGGTCAGGTAGTTGTACTGCTCGTTGAGCTTGGCCGAGGCGGCCACCGGATCGCGTGCCAGCTTGGCGAACTCGGTCACGGTGTCGTCGATCGCCTTGCCCGTCACCTGCTCCATGCGCACGGCGGCGTCGGCCACCGCGTCCAGGGCCGCGCCGGGGATGCCAGCGCCGACCGCCAGCGTCAGGGCTTCCGCCGCGGCGCCCTGGGTGCCCCCCGTGGCCGCCGCGACACGCCGCGCGGCTTCGGACAATTGCGCCGCCGTGGTGCCGGCCGCGTTACCGGACAGGATCAGGGCGCGCGCGTAGGCGTCGGTTTCCTTGGCCCCCTGGTGGTAGGCGAAGGCCAGCCCGCCGACAGCGGCGGCGGCGACGGTGTAGGGATTGACCAGGCCGGCGATGTAGCCGCCCAGGGCGCGGGCGGCCGGACCGATGCCGCCGAACATGTCCTTGAGCTGGCCGCCTTGCTGCAGCATGACCTGCATCGGGTTCTGCCCGGCGGCGATCGACGTGAAGATGTCGGTGAATTGCGCCGGAACGCCGCGCAGCGCAGCGGCGGTCTGCTTGGCCGAGATCGCCGTGCGGTCGAGCATCTGCGACGCCTCGGCGCCGCTGCGCTTCGCGGCCTCGCCGATCTGCTTGATCTCGTCGCGCGTGCCGGCGGCGCCGCTGGCGACCAGCTTGCCGTCGTAACCGACGCGAATGCCGAACTGGATGTCGTTACTCATAAATCCTCGCCAGCGCGGCGGCCTCCATCACGCGCAAGCCGGAGAAGATCCGCTCGCGTTCCTTGCGTTTCACCCCCGACAGCCGCAGGACCGGCTCGACCTGTGCCATGTCCATCCCCTGCAGCCGCTCGCCGTTCAGGCCGGCGATCACGCGCCAGCGGTTGGACATCGCACACCACGCTTCCCAGATCGGCCAGTTTTCGGGCCAGATGCCGATTTCATCGGGTTCAACCTGGCGCGGTGGCGTGATCCCGAGAAAACTCAGGTCGTCGGCGAGCTGATCGCCCCCTCGCCGGCGCCGGAGGTTTCCCCAGGCGCGGGCGAGGGCTTGGAGTTTTTTAGCGGAGCGAGCCCGTAGCGGATTTCGTTGTCGGCGCGCACCAGGGCGCTGCTGAACGCCAGGCCATCCGTGCCGGTGATCAACGCCGTGAGCGCCGTGGCAGAGAATGACTTCGGCGCACCGGTTTCGTCCAGGACCTCCGGCCCCCAACCCACGACAAGGCGGGCAAAGTAGTCGGCGTTGCGCGCCAGGAGGGCATCGATGTCGTAGCGCGGATCGCCCTCCGGGAGCGGATGGGCACTATCCACCGCGGCGGTGATCGCCTTGCGCTCTTTCTCGGTGACCGGCTTCCAGTGCGCGACAAAGGTCTGCTCGACCTCGGTAACGACACCCTGGGCATCGCACTCCTGGAAGGTGACCGTCACCGGCCAGGCGCGATGGTCGAGCTTGCGAATCTTGAAGGTCATGGCGGTCGGTCCTTAGAGCGCGGTGAGGGTCAGTTCGTCGTTGCCGGAGACCGGCACCAGGTCGAGCCCGAGCTGATAGGCGGCCATGCCCTCGATCTCGGTTTCCGAGACGCCGACCACGCGCACCTTGGCCTCGGTGGTGACCTTTTTGCCGGCTACCGTGCCGTGGGTGTTGGAGAGCGTAACGGTGGTGCCGGCGTCGGCCAGGGCGTAGGGGTTGAAGGCGGCCAGCAGCGGCGCCAGCACGGTCAGGCTGGCAGTCGGCGCGCGATCGCGGATCATGACTTCGACCTGCGGCCCCGGCAGGTTGATGCGGGCGATCTGGTTGGCCAGATCCCACTCGAACGACGAGAAGGCCAGATCCACGGCGTTGAGCGTGACCTTGCCGGTATTGACGCTGTTGACCGCGTCTTCGTAGGTCCAGCCGGTTTTGACGATGCCGGTGATCCCGCCGTCGGCCGGCGCCGTGTACACGCTGGTCAATTCAACCATCAGCACCGGGATGCCCTTGGCGGTGATGCGGCCCTTCAGGTTGCCGCGGCAACCAATGAACTTGTAGAGCACGCCGTCGAGTTCCATGTAGGCCGTGACGCCGCTGAAGGCCGAGGACACCAGGTTGTACGCCACGCTGACGCCCGCGCTGACGGTTTCGGCGAAGGCGCAGGCCAGCACCATCGGCCCCCACTTGGGCGCGGTGCCGGCGACGCCGGAGCCGGCCAGGGCGATTTCGAACGAAAGCTTGGACCACTTCGCGGCGACGACCTTGCCGCTATGGCCGAGGAAGTTTTCAATGACGTTGCGGTCCGCCGTCTCGACGTCGTAGCTGGTCAGCGTGACATTGCGCGCCTCGAACCAGTTGGCGGCGCCGGTCGGTGTCGGGTCAACGCCGTAGGTGACTTCCTTTTTCAGGACAACCGCCTTTTTGTCAAAGACGCGCGGGGTGGCGATGAGGTTGGGCATGGTCAGTTACCTTTCAGGGCGGGAGATTGTTCGGTGGTGGCATCGGACAGCGTGTCGCCGGCGACAGGGACACGGGGCTCTCCTGTCGCGGGGCCGACATGTACGGTGGTGAGCACCTCGTCTTCCGGCTCCGGCGGCGCAGGAACGCGCTTGCCATCGACGACGACGTATTGACCGCCGCGCCCCCAGTGTTCGTCGCCGGTGAAGTCCGGCGCGGACGGAGTTGGTTTCTTGCTCATGGTTTCCTCTCGTAGAACGACGACAGGTAGATGTCCTGCCACCACATGCGGGCATCGCGGAACGCCAGCAGGTGCGAGCGCCCGCGCGACAGCGGGGCGTACCCCG